CTCTTTAAGAGATTATTAATTGTATACAGAATGCCAATTATTGATTATCTGCATAGTTGCTGGACTTGAAAGCACATCTACTAAACAGAATTCAATTTCTCCTCGCATTTCATAGCACCAATTTACCAAATTTACCAAAGTTTCTTCGTTTATAGTTTCATAAGTCATTTGTGTTCTCCTTTTTGCTTAACACACAATCTTTATAGCGGTGATTCGTCCAATAGTCAATACTTTGTCCCAATTTATCTTCCAAACAAAAAGCATAAATACAATCATACACTACTCATATGAGTAGGTTTCACTCAATGGAGGCAAAAATGACTGAAGATAATCAGGTAGAAAATGTAGTAACGGAGACTACAGAACCAACGAATTCTCTGGATAGTAATGAAAATAAGGGCTTTTCTCAAGAAGAAGTCAATCGTATTGTAGCAGATAGAGTTGCAAGAGAACGTAAAAAGTTTGATGGCATCGATGTTGAACAATACAAGAATTGGCAACAACAAGAGGAAAATCAAAAAGTAGAGCAACAAAAACAACGTGGTGAATTTGAGAAAGTTTTAAAAGAACAAGCTGAAAAGTTTGGGACAAAAATCTCAGAATTAGAAAGCACGTTGAAACGTGAAAAAGTAGATGGAGCATTGTTAGACAACGCGGCATCACTTAAAGCGATTGCTCCCGGTCAAGTCGCAGACTTACTAAAGAACCGAGTTCGTTTAAACGAACAAGGTGAAGCAGAAGTTCTTGATGAAACAGGAACACCAGCTTACACAGATAACGGTTCAGCAATGAAAGTTAAAGACTTGGTAAAAGATTTTCTTACTAAGAACCCGCACTTTGCGGCTCCAAGTGCACCAGGCACTGGGTCACAATCAAAAGTCGGAGGCGATGTTGCACCAGAAATGGATGTAACAAAATTAGATATGAGCAATCCTGCAGATAGAGCCAAGTATAAAGATTGGCGAAGTAAGCAGAGAATGTAAATTATTAACGCCAAGATAATAGGAGAATTACAATGGCCGATGAATCAACAACAACAACCCTGAACGACCTTTTGCCACAAATCGTAGCAGAAGCGATGTTCCAAGCACAAGAAAAATCCATCATGCGTGGTCTTGTGAGAAACTTTACAATGCCACTAAACAGTGGTAAATCAATCGTTGTTCCAACTTACCCAACAGTGGCGGCTGCCGCAGTTGCAGAAGGAACAGACCTTTCAAACACAGCGGTATCAACAGGTGGCGCAACTCTTACTGTATCAGAAGTAGGTGTAATGACAACTGTTACTGACCTTGCTATCCGTTCTTCAGCATCAAATGTTATTGCTGATATCGGAAAAGTTTTCGGTGAAGGTATTGCTAAGAAAATTGACCAAGACCTTATGTCAAACTTTGACAACTTCTCAACAGAAGTTGGTGATGGCACAGGCGCAATCACAGTGAACAGCATCTTCCAAGCAGTAGCAAATCTACGTGCTAACGGTGTTCCTTCAACTGACTTAGCGTGTGTTCTACACCCAATGATTGCATACGACCTTAAAGCGGCTATCGGCGCATCAGCATATGCTGGCGGCGACTTACAAACAGAAGCATTACGTTCTGGTTATGTAGGAACTCTAGCTGGTGTTCCAATCTTTGAATCATCTAACATGTCTAACACAGGCAACGCAGGTGACTACAAAGGTGCGGTATTCCACAGAGATGCACTAGGTCTAGCAATGATGCAGGACATCCAAATTGAAACTCAGCGGGATGCCAGCTTAAGGGCTTCAGAACTAGTAAGCACGGCTGTATACGGGCACGGAGAAATCTTTGACTCTTATGGCGTAGAAGTTCACTTTGACTCTTCAATCCAATAATAGAGATTGAATAACTGAACAGAGAGGGGAGTAATCCCCTCTCATAAACGCTACTAGGAGAACGCACAATGGCAATGTCAACTGACGCTGATTTGATTAAATATCAGCCAGATATTTTAACATTCGGTATTGACGAATTTACTGACGAACATGCAAAAGCACGTGATGATATTTTACGTAGATTGCGTGATGAGTGGTGGGTTCGTTCTCGTAATGTTACTAACTATGATATTTCTCGTTCACTACCTAGCTTAGAAATGGATGACTCTAAACTCACTGAATCACAATTTCAGCGTTGTGCAGTGTATCGTGTTCTTTCAGAATACGCTCTACCTATGCTAACGAAATGGAATAATGAAGGCAGTGAAGACAGGTTTCAAGTTATGATGATGCACTATCGTAAACGTTATGATGAAGAATTTAACTCTATTTTGAGAGACGGAGTTTTATACGATTTTGACGGTGATGGCACAGTCGAACAAACCGAGAAGCAACCATTTCACACTAGACGGATTATTCGTTAATGGCAACGGTTACTATCAATGCCAATAAGTTTAAACGAGATATGGAGAGATTTGCGGATAGCCTACAACGGTCTATTCCAATTGCTCTAAATAGAAGTGGAGAGAAAACACGGGAAACTATTTTAAATAGAACTTCTCGTGGAGTGGGGTTGAGAGGAGCATTCAAACAATATACGCCCGGTTATCGGGAGTATAGAAATAGTCAAGGTAGAGGCACTAAACCAGACCTTAACTTTTCAGGCAGAATGCTATCAAACCTAGATGTTGAACGTAAAGGTCGCAATAAAATTATTGTGGGCTTTAAGAGAAGGGAAGAAAGATTGAAAGCTGAACATAACAATAAGACAAGACCTTTTATTGGTGTGACAAGCACAGAACAAAAATCAATCATTCAGACCTTCACTAGACAGTTAGAAAAGGACTTGAGATGAGCAAAACTAGTTATAGAGAAAATATTGCAAAGAACATCGTTTCAGAGTTAAGAGAACTTAAATCTGTTAGATTTGTTACACGTGATGTTTTCGATCCAAGCGAATTAAGTGATGCTCAAGTTCCAGCAGTCTTAGTGTTAAGTGGGTCAGAAAGAAAATCTGATATTACAAGAGCATCAAGACAAGGAACTATTGAGTTTATTCTAACAGGGTTTGTTAAAGGAAAGTATTTAGATACTGCCAGAAACAAACTGTTAGATGACATTGAAACGAAATTGTATGAAGATACAAAAAGAAATGGTTATGCAACTGACACTGTAGTAACAGAAGTTAATACAGACGAAGGTGCAACTTTTCCATTAGGTGCGGTTCAAATAATCGTGCAAGTAGAATATATTCACCCTAAAGGTGATTTAGACAAATAACAGTAATAGGAGCAAACAATGGCAGTTCTAAAAGGTAAAGACGGTTCAATATCAGCAGGTTTGAACAATCTTGCAAACATTACTTCTTTCACTATCAATGAAGAAGCAGATACACTAGAAACTACAGCGATGGGTAACGCAGGTTACAAAACGTTTGTAGGTTCACTAAAATCTTGGAGTGGCACAGTTGAAGCAGTATTTGACGATACTGATACAGCGGTGACAACAGGTTCAGAAATCACATTAACAGTGTTGGTTGATGACGGTTCGTCTACTCAAGTTCAATATAGTGGATCGTGTATCGTGACTTCAAAATCAGTAGAAGTTGGTGTAGCAGATTTAGTCAGTGTTACTTTTGAAGTAACAGGAAATGGTGCCTTAACTGAAACTATATCATAATAATATAATTTCACAAGAGGTAAAATAATGAGCGTAATCAACAATGCGAAAACGCATTTTAAAACTAGACTTACAGACAAACTAGAATGGGTAGATTGCCCAGAATGGGATTGTAAAATATACTTTAAGGCTAGTGCAACACTTAAGCAAACCGAAGAGGTTGTTGCTTTGCACCGTGAAAATAAAGTCGCGGAAGCATTAGCAACTGTCCTTATTCAACGTGCATTAACAGAAGATGGGAAAAAAATGTTTGTCGGTGCAGACAAATTTGACATGATGAATTCAGTTGACCCAGAAGTTGTTACACGTATAGCTACACATATTCTTAATGTAGAACCTACAGCGGAGACCGTAGCAAAAAACTAAGTGCCGATGTTGACACATATTTCCTGTATCAACTAGCAGAACTACTGCACAAGTCTGTTAACGAGATTATGGAAATGTCAGCATCGGAATACATAGGATGGGCTGAGTATTTTAAGTTGAAAGAACAACGGAGTAAGCGAAAACATGGCAAACACAAGTATTGAAATTGAAATCAAAGCCCTCGACAAAGCAACCAGTAAACTAAACTCGATATCTAATTCTATGGGCCCACTTAATAAGAAAGTGGGAAAACTAGATAAACAGTTTGACAAGGTTGACAAGTCAATCAACAAAACATCAGGATCATTTGGGAAACTAAAAGGTCTATTAGCAGGTGCCATCACTATTGGTGGTATTACTGCATTTACTAAGTCAGTTGTTGAAGCAAGTTCTCGTGCAGAGGATTTAAAGACAACACTTGACACAGTTACCGGTTCAGCAAAAGCAGGTGATGATGCATTTAAGTTTATTAATGACTTTGCAACAAGAACTCCTTTTGACATCGAAACTCTAACAGAGACATTCATCAAATTGAAGTCATCGGGTATTGAACCAACCGAAGAACTTCTTACATCGTTTGGTGATATGGCGTCTGTTACCACAGACCGTATCGGGTCATTGAATGCTGTTACAGATTTGTTTTCAAGAACTACATCGGGCGGTTTAGGACTAGAAGAACTAAACCGTCTCGCTGATAGAGGTATTCCTGTATTCAAAATCTTAGAAGACCAACTAGGATTAGCAAGACTAGAAATCTCAGAATTTGGTAAAACAGCCGAAGGTGCGGCAGAAATTAAAGATGCACTACTTAAAGGACTCGATGAGAACTTTGGTGGTGGTATGGAAAAAGCATCTAAGAACTTATCAGTATCATTATCTAACTTAGGT